AAGGGTATAAAAATCCCGTAGTTAAAAAGAAGTATTACCCTACTTATATTTTACTACAGATCATTACTATTGTCAACAGAAAGGAAGGTGAAAAAATGAGCATTGGAAAAAACGTAAAAAATCGCCGTGAAGCCTGCGGTCTTGATCAGACCGAGCTTGCTGAAAAGCTTCATATTACTCAGTCAATGATGTCCCACATTGAGAACGGACGGAAGATACCAAGCGTTCCCCTGCTTGCGGATATCGCCAAGGTGCTTCACTGCACTATGGACGAGCTGGCGGAGTAAGAGACCCAGCCAGCGTGAGGAGGTGAGAGGATGACCGCAGCACTTATACTGCTGACCTCTATCACAGCAACAGCGAGCTGTATATCCGCTTTAATAGCTTGCATAAAGGTGTCAGCTTTCTACAAGAAAATCAGAGATATGCAGGATATATACCTGGATAATATGGACGAGCTGTATCAATATAGGGAGAAGGAAAAGGAGATAAAACGTTGAACGATTTAATCAATGTTACCCTTAACAAGGAGGATTTAACACGGCATCTGTGTAAAAATCGAAACAGCAGGAGGTGAGGGAAATGGAAAGCAAATATAATTTTACAGCCACAGAAGCAAAAAATCTCCTCTGGGAACATATACAAATGCTCTCAGAGGAGGCGAAGAAGCAGCATACCGCTGATGAACTCGACAAATTAACGAGTGCCATCTGCAACGCTCTGCTTGCTCTCTTCAATCTGTGACTTTTGATGCTTGGCATCAAATAACGCCTTTTGAGCCAATATCTTCAATGCGCAACTATTGTTAATACGAAGCTCACAAGAGGTTATACAGCCACACCAATTTTTTATGTCCTTACCATTACTCATAAAAGGACAGAAACTCATACAAAATTCCTCCTTTCCGATTTAATTACCACAATTATACTGCGGGAGGGAAGGAAATGTCAAGGAGGTGAAAACATGGAAGAGAAATTCAAAGTCAAAAGAGCGCCAAAGGAAGCGCCTATCGAATTTGCCCAGCTGAGAACTTACCCCGAAGCCGCCAAAATGGTTGAGGAGGTCATGCAGATCACCAACAACACCAAAGCTCAGACTGTTTATGATATGGTCAAATATGCTTATGACCATATGGAGATCATTGAGCAGTAAACTTATTATCTGTCCGGGACAGGAAGGAGATGAGGAGAAGTTGCCATACAGAACCGTTAAACCCGCTTATCCGGCACTGGAAGTAGAAATTGCCTGCAGGCAAATAAAGAAGAAAGACATAGCGAAAGCAGTTGGGATCAGCGCTGACTACCTGAGCAAAAAACTGACGGGGCGTTCAGGCTTCACACTTGATGAAGCTCTTGCAATACATGAAAAATACTTTTCAGATGTTCCGGTACAGGTACTGTTCAAAAAAAGCGGCGAAGTACATTCGCACTCCGCCAAAGAAAACTAAATTTTGCCAAGGAGAAATAAATATGAATGAAACCACAAAGCCCATCATCAGAGAAATGATGTCCGAAAGCGGACGCAGGATCATACTCGTAAACGAGCCAAGCCCTGAGATTATGGCAAAATGCCTCAAGCGTATCATCGACAAGAAGCTGCTTGAAGCGGCTAAGGAAAAGGCAGGTGTAAAGTAATGAGCACATACAACGTATATGTCCACCTCAGGTTCAAGGGCGGCGCATTCAACGATGTGTACAGCGTATCGGCTGGGTCGAGAGAAGCTGCCGAAGCTAAAGCAAGGGACAGGATTTTCGCTGAAAACAGTCTTGACGATCTGGTCGAGGCGGTTATCACAGATTGCAGGGAGTGCTGATATGGCGAGAAAGAAGAAGTGTGATGCTTCTAAGGTCTCCAAAGCCCCAAGCATCGAAGAGGTATGCCGCAGAGCCGGTGAGCTTGACATGACATACGGCAGATATGTACAGTCGTCCCAGTACATCATCGACACTGCGGACGACGGGTGCTTTGCAAAGAAAAGAAAGGAGAAAAGCAAGTGATAGCAGTAATATTTGAGGCAGCATATCATGTCTCCGCTGTTGGCATTGTCGTTATATTAACGATTTTTACGCTGTGCCAGTATATTGAAAACATTCATCTTGCGAACGAGGGTGATGTCGATGACGAATAAAGAAAAAGCCGTGACGGCGGCAACCGTACACGGCAAAAAGATAAATAAGACAGCCTTATTATAAGGCATTTAGGAGGATTTGTCAAGTGAAAGTTTTAATAGCCTGCGAGGAAAGCCAAGCGGTATGCAAGGCGTTCCGAGCCAAAGGGCATGAAGCGTATTCAGCAGACATACAGGATTGTTCAGGCGGTCACCCCGAATGGCACATCAAGGGCGATGTTTTGCCAATCATCAACGGCAATGCTGATTTTGTGACAATGGACGGCACAGCACATCGCATAGAGGGTACATGGGATTTGCTGATAGCGCATCCGCCGTGTACATATCTGACGAACGTTGCCACACGCCATTATAGTTTAAAATGCACACCCGCCGAAAAGGTCGTTGAGCGTATGGAACATCGGGAAGAAGCAATAGTGTTTTTTATGCAGTGCATATTAGCCGATGCGCCAAGGATTGCTGTAGAAAATCCTATTGGTCGTATGGGCAAAGTGTACCGCAAGGCAGATCAGGTCATACACCCATATATGTTTTCAGGCGGAGAAAAAGATACCGAACAGTTTGTTACCAAAGCAACGTGCCTGTGGATCAAAGGACTGCCCAAACTGCAAGCAACATATATCGGTGACAAGCCCAATAATGCAAAACTGTTTGGGACATATTCCAACGGAAAATCACGAACATGGGAAGAGACACGAAAAGTGGGAAAAGAACGGTCGAAGTGCAGAAGCAAAACCTTTCCGGGCATCGCACAGGCCATGGCTGAACAGTGGGGGTAAATTCCCAAACCAACGAACAAATGTCACTTTTTGAGGAGGAATAAAAATGGAAACAAACGACATAATACAGGCTCCTGCTCAGAGCAGCGCCGCAATATCGGAAATTGTGCAGCAGCCTTCCACAAATATAGTTGCTGATTTTTCAAGAGCATATAAGCTCGCAAAGGTAATCTCTACAGCGGATATAATACCCGATAACTACAAAAACAAGCCTGCCGACTGCGCCATCGCTGTAGATATGGCTGACAGAATGGGTGTATCTCCAATGATGGTCATGCAAAACCTTTATGTGGTCAAAGGAAAGCCCTCATGGAGCGGGCAGGCTTGCAAGGCTCTCATTGAAGGCTGTGGCAAATTCAAGCCGGGCAGCGTCCGCCCTGTATATATCGGCACAAAGGGCACCGATGACCGAGGCTGTTATCTGTCGGCTGTATGGGCTGACACGGGTGACAGAGTGGAAGGTCCCGAGGTCACGCTGAAAATGGCGAGGGCTGAGGGGTGGCTCGGTAAAAACCCAAAATGGACGAATATGCCCGAGCTTATGCTTGCATACAGGGCATCGTCATTCTTTGCGAGGGTCTATTGCCCCGAAGTCCTTATGGGCGTACACGTTGAGGGAGAGGCTGAGGACATTCAGCCCGCCGAAAGAATCGAACTGTAACGGAGGAAATGAAAAATGAAAGCTACTAAGATAAAAATAAAGAACCTTTTTGGCATCACCGAGACCGAGCTTGACGGAAGATCTGTCGAGATCACAGGTACAAACGGTACAGGCAAGACCTCGGTAATTGATTCTATCAGATACGCCCTTACAAACGGAAGCTCCCGTGATTATGTTATCCACAAGGGCGAAAAGGAGGGCGAGATCATTGTTGAGACTGACACAGGTATTTACATCAATCGTAAGAAGCGCACCGAGCAGGCTGATTATAAATCCGTAAAGGACTGCGGCAAAGAGGTATCATCTCCCGAAAACTTCCTCAAACAGCTCTTCACTCCCCTGCAGCTTGACCCTGTAGCTTTTACCCAGATGACCAAAAAGGAGCAGAACAGGGCCATTCTTGACCTCATCGAATTTCCCTGGGACCTTAACTGGATAAATCAGCAGTTCGGTGAGATACCGCAGGGCATTGATTACAGCCAGAACATACTGCAGGTACTTTCGGATATCCAGTCCGAAAATGGGGACTACTTTAAGCGCAGGCAGGACATCAACCGTGATATCCGCAATCAGAAGGCGTTCATCGAGGATATCGCCAAGGATATTCCTGAGCATTTCAATGCGGCGGAATGGGAGAGCTTCGACCTTGCGGAAGCTTACAAGAAGATATCCGCCGCAAAGGAAATGAACAGCCGCATTCAGAGGGCAAAGGTTTTCAGAGACAGCTATGACAACAAGATACGGGGCTTTCAGGGTGAAAAGGAATCGGCTGTAGCTGCCGAAAAGCTGGCGGTATCCAATCAGCGTGAGGCTATTCTGAAATCAATCGAGCGTATGAAGGCGGAGATTGCAGCAGGCGAAAGCAAGCTTGCTTCCCTTGACGGAAGACTTGCTGACAAGATAGCACTTGCGGAAAGCCGTTACAATGAGAATGTGGCAAGGCTTGATTCCGATATCAAGGTTGCTGACGAATATGCGGACAAAATTCCCGTTGAAACGGCTCCTCTGGAAGAGCAGGCGGCGCACGCCGAGCAGATGAAAAAATATATCAACGAGTACAACCGTATGAGGAATATGCAGGAAGAGGTCAAGGAGCTTACCGCCGCTTCGGACAAGCTTACAGCAAAGATAGAGCTTGCCCGCAGTCTTCCCGGAAAGATACTCGAAACCGCTTCTATCCCCATTGAGGGCTTCACGGTGGAGAACGGCATTCCCCTTATACACGGTCTCCCCGTTTCCAACCTCTCAGAGGGTGAACAGCTTGAGCTTTGCGTTGACGTTGCTCTGAGCAAGCCCAACAATTTACAGATAATTCTCATCGACGGCGCTGAAAAGCTCAGTGCGGAAAACCGTGAAAAGCTGTACAACAAGTGCAGGGAAAAGGGTGTGCAGTTCATCGCCACAAGGACAACTGACAGTGCGGAAATGGAGGTAACATATTTATGATACCCCACAGCATAACTCAGACCGACTATTTTTCGCCGGAGAACAATCTGAAATATATGGGCGTGTCTCAGTTCAAGAGCTTTGAAAAATGTGAGGCGGCAGCCCTTGCGGAGCTGCACGGTGAATATGCTCCCGAAAAGACTACCGCACTTCTTGTAGGCTCGTATGTCGATGCGCATTTCGAGGGCACGCTTGATATTTTCAAGGCAAAGAACCCCGAAATATTCAAGCGTGACGGTGCGTTGAAAGCTGAATATAATCAGGCGGATTACATAATCAACCGAATCGAACGAGACAGCTTTTTTATGAAGGCTATGGACGGAGAAAAGCAGAAAATTATGGTGGGCGAGATCGAAGGCGTGCCTGTCAAGATAAAAATTGACAGCTATCGGGAGCACAAGACCATAGTTGACCTCAAGGTCATAAAGGACTTTTCCCCCATATATGTAAACGGCAGAGGCAGGCTCAGCTTTTATGAAGCATGGGGCTATGACATTCAGGGCGCTGTATATCAGGAGATAGTAAGGCAGAACACAGGGGAAACTCTCCCCTTTGTCCTTGCTGCAGCCACAAAGGAAAAGGAGACCGACTTACAGGTCATAAGTCTGGATCAGGCTGAGCTTGATGCGGCGATGGAGATAGTCAAGGCGAACATCGGAAGATATGCGGCAATAAAGTCTGGAAAGGAAGAACCAACCAGATGCGGACACTGTGATTACTGTAAATTCACTAAACAGCTTGACAAGGTCCTGACCTCGGAGGAGTTTAAAAGTGACTATACAGATTGATACCAGAGAAAAATCCAGAGCCATTAAACAGATAGTGAGCTATTTTGATGAAACAGGCATTCAGCATTATACGTCAAAGCTTTATGTAGGCGATTATATGAGCCTCGACAATCCGAGGGTCGTAATTGACCGCAAGCAGAATTTACAGGAAATATGCGGTAATGTCTGCCAGCAGCACGAAAGGTTCATCAATGAGCTTAAACGTGCGCGGGAAAATGGGATAAAGATCATTATTCTTTGCGAACACGGAAGCAATATCAAGACACTTGCAGATGTTCAGGGGTGGGTAAATCCCCGCCTCAGGACGTCTCCCAAAGCGGTCAGCGGGAAGCAGCTTTTCAAGATACTCTTTACCATTGGTCAGCGGTATGATGTTGATTTCGTATTCTGCGACAAGCGTATGACAGGCTATATGATAGCCAAAATTTTAGGAGGTGCAATATGAACAGAGTGTGTTTAATGGGACGTCTTACATCAGACCCTGAACTGCGGCAGACTGTGTCCGGCATATCTTCCTGCAGCTTTAATATAGCTGTTGACAGAGGCTTTAAGGATCAGAACGGCGAGCGGCAGACCGATTTCATAAGCTGTACAGCATGGAGACAGGCTGCGGAGTTTATATGCAGATACTTTTGTAAAGGAAAGATGATAGTCATTGACGGTGCTCTCAGAACGAGGAATTACGACGATAAGCGTTACCCCGATGTAAAGCATTATGTTACCGAGGTGCTTGTGGATCATGCCTATTTCGGCGGTGACAGCGGCGGAAACAAAAGCTCTTCCCCTCCTCAGCGAAACAATACGGCAGCGGCTGCACCTGCTCCCGTTCCTGCCGACCTTTCGGACTTTGAGGAAGTAGTCAGCGACAGCGATCTTCCGTTCTGAGGTGGTCTGAATGCCGAAAAAGAAGAGCTTTATCCTTTATGCGGAGTACATCAGGCAGGTGCAGATACTTTCCGATGAAGATGCAGGCAAGCTGTTTAAAGCTATTCTGGAATATGTCAATACAAAAGAGCTGCCTACCCTCGATGGTATGGCAGCAATGGCATTTTCCTTTATTGCCAATCAGCTTGACGGCGATTTACAGCGATACAACGAAGTATGCCAGAAGCGTGCTGAAAATATCAAAAAGCGCTGGGCAAAAGATAGCGACAACACTTCAAAGCCTGTTGTCAGCGACAAAGAAGATATACATTTGAATACAAATGAATACAAATGTATTCAAAACGATACAAACGCATACAAAAAAATACAAATGGATAGTGATACTGATACTGTAACTGATACTGATACTGTAACTGATACTGATACTGTAACTGATACTGATACTGATACTGTACTACGTAGTAGTGTTAGTAGTAAGGTGCCCGCAAGGGGCACACACAACAACGTACGACTGACAACGGAACAATACAAATCGCTTTGCGATAAATACGGAGACACGATAGTCAATGCGTACGTTGATAAAATCAGTGAATACATAAAATCCAGCGGCAAGAAGCCGTATCGTAATCACTACAACACAATAGTCAAGTGGATAGAGGAAGACGGCGCAAAGGCACAGCCTTCCAAGCAGCCGTCATTCGATCTCGGCTTGATTATGGATCATGCCCGAAAGAATAAACCGGAGGTGTAAATTGAAGAAATGCTTTTCTGATCCGGCTGTTTTCAAGCAGCTGGAGACCGACTGCTATAATGCAGGCTGCAAGGGTCAGGTAATTGATTGCTCTGAGTTTCCTGCGGCTGAGTACAGATATTTTGCACGACTTTGCGGCGTATATGCGATGTTTAAAAGCAAAGCCATAAGTCTGGAGCAGGCTGCTGCCGAAAAGCAGCGCCTCCTGTCTCAGTACAACGAGGATATCAAGCAGCGATTTCTTTATGTCGATGCGTGCCGAAAGCACCAGGAGGCTATCAAGGCGACTGAGAGCCTTTGCGCAGCTCTCTGCAAGGCTCCGCTGAAACTTCCCGAAGATGTTACCGAGGCACTGAGGACTGCGCTTGCTGTGATATCTGCAGCAAGAAGTGAAAACGTCACCGAAAAGACTGTTTTGCAGAAGCTGAATGCTATGAGTGCAACCAAATCAACGGCAAGCCCACAGAAATGAGCTGTATGAGGCTTTATTGATGTTGGTAGGGTAAATTCACGTAAAAGCACAAAGTGCCTAAAAATGGCATTTAAATTGAAATTAGGAGGATATGCAAAAATGAATGAAAATCAAATCATAAGTCATCTTGAAGACCTGAAAAAAGAAGCTGAGGGTCATTATACCGATGACGGCGATGATGAAATATTCCACCAGGACGCAGAGGCACTGCGGGCTGCTATTGATGCGGTTAAACGCAATGAAACTGTTGTCAAAGCCATAAAAGGCGCAATAAAAATTTGCACTTGTGATATCCGCAATGCTGAGGATGATTCAATGAAGGCTATGGAACGTAGAATAAATCTCAGCAATCAGAAAATGAAGCTTGAAGCATTGCTCGGAATTGCAGGCGGTGAGGAAGATGATTGAGATTGATGACATTGAATCCGTCGAAAAAGCCAACAAGTTGATGAAAGCGGTACCCGTTGAATTACGGACAGCAAACGAATTTGTTGACAAGTTGCATAGACATCATGAGCATGTCCACAGGGACAAATTTCGTATAGGCTGTGCAGTTGCGGGGCAATTAGTCGGCATCGTGCAAGTCGCACGCCCAGTTTCACGAAATCTGGACGATGGAGAAACTGTCGAGGTTGTACGATTGTGCTCAGACGGTACGCCGAACGTTTGTAGTTTTTTATATGCCAGGGCTGCACGGATAGCAAAGGAAATGGGGTATAAAAAAATAATAACATATATTTTGAATACCGAAAGCGGTGTGTCGCTGCGTGCGGCAGGCTGGCACAAAGATGCAGATGTTAAGGGTCATAGTTGGAACTGCAAATCCCGTCCGAGGAATACAACAGCACCAACGTGCGACAAGCAGAGATGGTGCAAATATTTACAGGAGGGCTGACAATGGATAGGAAAGCAACAACAGCAGCGTTGTCGCTCCTGCTTGAATTACATATAAATCCGCACAACGACCCACGCATTTATATGTCAAAGGAAGTAACATTCGACTATGGTACATTAAATCAAGTCAGAATTGATTATATGCGGTTTGTTCCCGTAAACAATACTATTTCGGGAATAGAAAAAGGTGATTTTTACTGCTATGAGATTAAATCATCTGTTGAGGATTTTCATTCCAAGAACGGACATAACTTTATAGGCGACTTTAATTATTACGTTATGCCGCCTGATGTTTATGAAAAGATAAAAAACGAAATTCCGTATCGTGTCGGTGTTTATGTTGCGTGTGAAAACGGTTTAAAACCCGTCAAAAAAGGTAAGCGATCAGACAGGAAACGTCCTGCGCTTGAAATGCTGCTTATGATGTTTCGGTCTGCGAATAGAGATAGGAGGTATAACAATGACACCTAATGAATTTGTGAAACTGTATATACAGAATTGCCAATACGAAAACGAGTTATCTTTAATGGCGGCGGCTATTGCCGAGGAAAACGGTCTTGTAGTTGTTTTCGGTGCTTCCGACGATTTATGCGAGATAAGAGGTGCGGAAGATGATGAAATCGACTGTTTTGACGGCGGCGAAGCGACTATTGCAGGCGCAAAGGTAAAAATCAACTGGTGTAAGGACGGGTATTCATGGACTTATGATACAGATATACCGCACGAATGTTTTGACGTTTACGAGGACGGCGAAAAATATTGCAGAGGTATTGTATTTTCAATATCTGATGTAAGGTTGCCTGCTGCTGATGTTACACCCGTGAAGCACGGTAACTGGAAAAAAGGCAAAGGAAATGAACGACCTACAGCAAGTGGATTTGTTCACGATGACAAATATATCTGTTCTTGCTGTGGCTGGAGCTGCTGTTGTGAAGAAAAACTTGACTGGAATTTCTACCCCAACTGCGGGGCTAAAATGGACGGAGGTGAAAATTTGTGAAATCCAGATTACCAGTCACACCAGCACTGACCAGCCACGCTAAGAAAGTCCTGAAACAAGAAATCAAGTCGGAGATGCTGGCATATTACGACAGATTTTCCGAGGAAGTCGATTCGTTGTATCTTCTCAGCATTGCGAGATTTTTTCACCCGTCACGCAAGAAGCTGATAGAGTTCTGGCGATTCACGCACGACCTGCACGTTGATTTTCGCAATCGCTATGAATTGCCGAAAGAGGACGATGAGTGGCTGTTTAAGTTTAAATTAAAGGACGAGTTCGGTGTGGATATCGAAGAGCTGTACCGTGAAGCTGACAAGTGGGCAGAGGAGGAGAGCAATGACAACACAAGAAGCAAAAGCGTACCTTAACCAAGCCCGAGAAGCGGAAAGAGCGTACAGGCTGGCGAGAGACAAGGCAAATTCTTACGCTCAGCTGATTATGGGAGGCAAAGCCGTCAAATACGACAGCGACGGTAGCACACACGAGAAGAACGGCAATACTGTTGAAAAATCTTATTGCTGTCTTGCTGACTACGAAGCAGAAGCGGACAGGCTGATGATGCAGATGCTCGGTGTACGTCAGCGTGTGGAAAAGATTATCGGCACTGTTCCCGACGCTGTTCAGCGTGAAGTGCTTACACGGCGATACATAATCGGACAGAGGTGGGAGGATATTGCTTACGTGATGAATTATTCACGGCAGCATATTACTCGCTTACACGGGTACGCTTTGCAAAATATGTGCTTGAATGTTACATTTTCTCTGTGATATAATTATAATCAGCAAAGAACACAATGAAGCCGAGCCGAGGGCGGGAGCCTTAGATTTCGCTTGTCGGCGGCTTCCTTTGCTGACAAAAAACTTATGCGTCCTTCGGGGCGCTTTTCTTATATCAATTTTTCGGCAGGTGGTGACCCGTGAATGAAAAAAATCTAATATCAAATTCCGAACGAACTCCGAGTGAACTCCGAGAAATCACTCAAAAAGGCGGCAAAGCCTCGGGGGCTGCAAGGCGGCGCAAAAAGGATATGAAGCAGAAGATGAAGGCTCTGCTTGAACTCCCCGCTGCTGCCAATGACAGGGAGCAGCTTGAAGCTCTCGGTGTTTCTCCCGATGATATGGACAACGAGATGGTGCTTGTTATGTCTATGTTTCTCAGTGCTGCTCAGGGCGATACAAAGGCGTTTGACAGGGTGATACAGATACTCGGCAAGGATATTGCGCACGAGGAGCTTGCCCTTAAAAAGCGTGAGCTTAAGCTTAAGGAAAAGGCTTCTTCCGAGGGAGACAGTGCGGCACTCTCCAAGCTTGATGAAGTCCTCGGCAAGATCGAAGGGGGCTTCTGATGTTCACGGATATGCAGCAGGAATATTTTCGGAATGCTACGCACCGATGGAATGTCAAGACAGGGGCGACACGTTCTGGAAAGACGTATATGGACTATTACGCCATACCCAAGCGCATTCGCAGTGTGGCGGGACGTGAGGGGGCTGTGCTGCTCCTGGGACATACTCAGGGCACGCTGCTCCGAAATGTCATATATCCCCTGCAGGAGCTGTGGGGCGATGAACTGGTAAAGTCTATCCGAACGACTGACAACACTGCTATGCTGTTTGGAGAACGGTGTTACTGCCTCGGAGCTGACAAGAAAACATCGGTTGACAAGATACGGGGTATGTCCGTAAAATACTGCTATGGCGATGAAGTCGTGACGTGGAACGAGGCTGTCTTTGATATGCTGAAATCACGTCTTGACAAGCCTTACAGCCGTTTTGACGGAACGTGCAATCCCGAGGGACGTCAGCACTGGTTCAAGAAATTCCTTGACAGTGATGCGGATATTTACTGTCAGAAATACACTCTCGATGACAACCCCACGCTTGACCCCGATTTTGTCAAGGCTCTGAAAACCGAGTATGCGGGTACGATATATTATGACCGCTATGTGCTGGGAAAATGGGTAAATGCCGAGGGCATTATATACCGCCGTTTCAACGACCGTCCGAATGACTTTATCATTGACAGCCTTGACGGACTTGACCTCGTGCTTGCCACTGTCGGGGTTGACTTCGGCGGCGGCAAATCAGCCCACGCATTCAACTGCACGGGCTTCACCCGTGGGCTTCGGGATATGGTGACTGTTCACGATTACCGCAGGAAAGATGCTGCGACACCTGAGCAGCTATATGCTGATTTTGCGGGCTTTATTGCAGAATGCAGGCTCATTCTCGGGGGCGTTCCGCTGGTGAATGTATATTGCGATAACGCGGAGCAGACGCTCATTGAGGGTATGCGGATAGATGCGGTGAAAAGAAATTTGTGTGTGGAAATACATAATGCCCGAAAGGGTCCCATAAACGACCGCATTCGCTTTTACACGGCGATGATGGGGGCAGGGCGGTACAAGATATTCAAAGGCTGCAAATCCACTATAGATGCGCTGTCGGAGGCTATGTGGGACGACAAAGTTAAAACGGCTGATGTACGCCTTGATGACGGCACAACAAACATTGATAATCTCGATGCGCAGGAGTACAGCACGGAGCCGTATATGAACGATATGATGGAAAGGACAATAGGTTTATGATACCCGAAAAACAGCGGTATGAAAATCTTGAAAAGTTCACGCCCGATGTTGTCGGGAGATATGATATACCTGTTATAAAGGCTGATAAAGTCTATTTCTCCGGCTTTATCGGCTTTAATTATGCCGCAACTGCAAAGGACAGGGCAGAAAAAGCGGTGCATTTCTTCCTTGACGATTACCAGTTTTTCAGGGTATGGAACAGACCGAGGGATTATATAAACACGCTTTCACAGTTTGCCTGTGTGCTGTCTCCTGATTTTTCGCTGTACACCGATTTTCCTGTGGCTATGCAGATATATAACCATTACCGCAAGCACTGGCTTGGGGCTTACTGGCAGTCGTGCGGTTTTTTTATGCCTTTTTAGACAGGGAGTGATGAAAAATGATGATAGAAAAAATGCGGCAGGCGTTTCCGGAGGAAGAATTTCCCGGGGATAACGGCTTTTACAGCGGCTATATGGACAGGTGGCAGGACATTTACGAGGGTCGCCCCAAATGGCGTGAGGTGAAGCGTGCGGGGCTGAACAGGGGCACTGTGCGGCAGATGAATATGCTGAACACGGCGAAGATACTGTGTGACGAGTTTTCTCACAAGTGCTTTGCGGAGCAGGTGGACATATCCTGCGGGTCAAAGGAATATGACGACTTTATCCTTGATTTCCTCTGTCGTGAGGGCTTCTGGAAGAACATTCCCCGACTGCTTTCGGCGGCGTTTGCTCAGGGCGGCTGTGTTCTGAGGGAATACATAGAACGGGGCAGGGTGCGGCTCTCGTTTGTTGAGGGGCGGCAGTTCTACCCATTGAAATGGGACAACAGGGACATTACCGAGGGCATTTTCGGCACGGTATCAGCCAAGGGCAAATATTATTACACATTATTCGAGAAGCATTCCGTCAAGGGTGATAATATCCTTGTAGAATGCTTTTTGTTTAAGTCCTCCGACCCAAATGCTCTGGGCGATCAGGTGGCAGTATCGGAGCTTTATCCCGATATGGGAGACACGTTCACATACGCCATCGACACTCCCCTGTTTCAGTATTTCAAGACCGATTTTCCAAGCAACATTCCCACGGAGCTGCCTCTCGGCATAAGCTGCTTTGCAAACTGCGAGGACACGCTCAAAGCCCTTGATGTGGCGTTTGACAGCTTTGCCCGTGAGTTTGTTCTCGGAAAGAAGAGAATAATCGTGCCAAGCTCCTGCATTCGTACTGTGGTCAATCCCGAAACGGGTAAGACAGAGCGGTATTTTGACGCTGATGACGAGGTTTATCAGGCACTGAAATGCGATGAGGACAAGGACCTAAAAATCACCGACAACACTGTGGAGCTGAGAATTTCAGAGCACGTTGACGGCATAAATGCGCTGCTGAATATTCTGTGCTTTCAGGTGGGGCTTTCTCCCGGCTCGCTGTCATTCGACAAGGCGGGCGGAGTTAAGACCGCAACCGAGGTGGTTTCCGAGGAAAACAAGACGGCTGTTACGATACGCTGTCAGAAAAATCTCCTCGTTGAGTTCATTGAGGAAATGTGCAGGGCTGTGCTGAAACTGGCACAGATAACAGGTGAAGTCCCCCGGGGCGATTTTGAGGTCACTGTGGCGTTTAAGGACAGCGTTGTTATTGATGACAACACGCTTATCGCAAACAACATCAGTCTTGTAACGGCGGGGCTAAAGTCAAAGATTTCTGCCATTATGGAGGTTATGAAGTGTGATGAAGAGGCGGCAAGGCGAGAGCTTGAGAGGATAAATGCGGAAAGTGCTGTTTTCGGAGTTTCGGACGGTGAGGGGTTTGTGACTTCGGGCGGTGATGCAGGTGACAAGGGAACAGTATGACGAGCTGTCTGCTCCGCTTGTGCGGGTGCTGCTGGACATGGAGGACGATATCCTGCGGGAAATTGCGGCGCAGCTTTCACGGGACGGAGATATTTCCGACACGTCCAAATGGCGGATAAGGCAGCTTGCAAGGGCAGGACGCTTCGACAAGCGGGCGGCGGCTATCATTGCGGGATATTCCGAGGTCGAGGGCGGTCAGGCTATGGACGCTGTTCTGACGGCGGCTGAGACTGAGATAGGATATCTTGACAATGCGGTGCAGGCGGCGAATGCTGCGGGGCTGTCGGAATATTTCTCGGACATTCCTGCGGAAACCTCAGCCATGAATGCGGCCAAGGCGTTTCAGCGGCAGGCGGCGAGTGACCTTAATCTTGTGAACACGGTCATGGGGTACAAGGCAGGTTCGGCGTATGTAAATGCGGTCAATGCCATTTATCGTGACACTGCCGAGGGCAGACAGGGCGCTCTTGACATTATGGGCAAGGGTGCGGCAAAGGCTGTATCGGGGCAGATGTCCTTGCAGGAAGCGACAAGGAAAACCATACGGGAGCTTGCTCAAAAGGGCATTCCCGCTTTCGTGGACAAGCGTGGGCGTGAATGGTCTCCCGAGGCTTATGTTATGATGGATATGCGGTCAACTCTCGGAAACACTGCGAGGGCGGCGCAGAATGCACGTTGTGATGAATACGGGATAAACCTTATCGAACTAAGCGCACATCTGGGCGCACGTCCCAAATGTGCCATTGACCAAGGAAAAATTTATTCCCGTGACGGCACAAGCGGAGTAACCACAGACGGCGCAGGAAATAAAATACATTTTACGCCTTTTTCTCAGACGAGTTACGGACAGCCTGACGGAATACTCGGTATCAACTGCGGGCACGTTCAATATCCATTTGCAGAGGGCATCAATTTTCAGCGGTATTTTCCTTATCCAAAAGAGGAAAATGACAGGCGGTATATGCAGTTTCAGCAGCAGAGAGCTATGGAACGGGGCATCAGAGCCGCCAAGCGTGAATGTATGATGTTACAGGAAACAGGCGACACTGAGGGCTTGCAGAAGGCTTCTTTACGGCTTCGCAATCAGAGGGAGAAATACAGGGCTTACTGCAAGGAGACGGGGCTTAAACAGCACAATGACCGCACTCAGGTTTATGGGTATGACAGGAGCAGGTCGAGCAAGACGGTTTGGGCGGAGAGGAAAGCGAAGTCGGAGCTTGACAATGGCAGCAGAAGTGGTATAATGAATATGACCACAAACGCAAACGGTACCCCTGTAAAAATCGTTGAAAGGACTGACCTTACAGGCGAACCCAACAGCATTACCCAAAGAGAAAATACCAAGGGCGGGATTGACAGAAACTATTATGATGGAAACGGCAAGCAGACCAAGCAAGTTTCAAATCATGATCATGGCAATCCCAAAAACCACCCGTTTGGCAAAAACGGTGAACACGCTCACGATTATTCATATGATGAAAACGGAGATGTAACCCGTAGTGAAGCCCGAAATTTAACAGATGAGGAACGCATGGAAAATGGTGATATACTATGACGGCTAAAAAAATAAAAAGCAGAATTAGTGAAATAGCATCACATTTCACATTTGAATTCAACGGCAAATCCTGTGGCGTTGACCCGTTTTCAAAAAACAAATTCGATATGTGGTGCGGTGATAACACTTTAACTGTCAACAGCATTGACGATGTTATGGATTGCCCTTTTTTCGACGGAAAATGCTTATCGGAAATTTGCGGAGATATAGAGATAATTGACTTTTGATCACCTTACACAAGTAGGGTGATTTTTTATTGGAGGAGTGAGAATGTGGAATATATTTCCGAAAGAATAACCAATATTTCAGAGCTTGAAAAAACACTTGAACTTCTGAATATAAAATCACAGCTCTTAAAACAAAGCACCTGTATTTCCGACATACAGGCGCTTGCTTCCGATATATCTTCTCTTTCTGAAAAAGCTGCTGGGTTTGAGTTCAGGATCGAGAAGAGAAAGGTTATTTTATCCGAGTGATTTTTTGAGTATTGATTTCTTCGGGAAAATCTTTCAGCAACGGACATTGCAGATATTCAAGGCATCTGAGCAGTTTATACTCTGTCTCCTGCTTATGCAAGGGAAGCTTGCTGTTCTCAACAATCGGGCAGGAAGCAGATTTGAATTTTCCCACACTTGAATCCATATCATCGGATAAATAATATTTTCCAAGCAAACAAATATCAATTTCCCATTTAGGACAATGTACCGGCTTTGGGATTTCGATATAGCGAACCATTAAACACACCTCCTTCCTTATGCTGATTATATCACGATTGGAATGAGAGGTCAATTAACCGCCCCTCACAAGGCGGTTTTATTATACCCACACAAGCGTTTTGCAGTTGACTGCAAGGCGCATTTTTTATGCCAAAATGAAAGGATATGATGTTATGAACGAAACAACAGCAAGACCTATGGAGCTGACAGACACAGCCGAGCTTATGGCAAGTACCGATTACAAAGACAGGTTCAAAGCCGAGTACGGACAGGTTGCGATACGCTGCGAAAAGCTCAAAGCAATGCTTGAAAAATGGGATAAGGGAGAGCTGAACTTCACGCCTACGTGTCCCAGATCACTGTATGAGCTTCAGGTAAGGGCGATGGAAGAATATATTGCTGTATTGCAGGCAAGAGCAGTAATTGAGGGCGTTGCGCTGTAATTCCTCAGCTGACCTCAACAAAATGGCTATAAATCACGTTTTGTTGGCTCCACCAAAACATAACCCCTCGAAATCGAGGGGGTTAAACAGTAAATCAGCAGCTTTACGGCTGCTTTTTTTTATGCCCTAAACGTACTTACGGCGTTAAACTGAGGACGGAAAAAACAAGCCGACAGGCTATAAACGGAGGTAATCATAATGGCAGAAACAAACACAACCGTAACCGAAACCAACAAGGCTGAAAACGGCTCCACGGGAGCCTACGGAGGTGATCCCACACAGGCTGTAAAGGGCGGAGCAAATCTCCCTGAAAAGGCTGTATCTACGTCTGAGCCTGAGCAGACGGCAAAAACATTTACCCAGGCAGAGCTTGACGCAATAGTCAAGCAGAGACTTGAAAGGCAGGCAAAGGGACAGCCCTCGAAGGAAGAGATGGAAGCATTCCGAAAGTGGCAGGACAGTCAGAAAACTGCCGAACAGCTTTCACAGGAAAAGATATCCGCTGCAGAAAATGGCAGGGCGGACGCCGAGAAGAAGCTTGCGGCGGCTGAGGCTAAGTGCTGCGCTTATTCCAAGGGCGTAACTGCCGAGGCTGTAGATGACGTTATCGCCCTTGCCATGGCAAAGGTATCGGACGATATGCCCATTGAAAAGGCTATTGATGCGGTCATCTCAAAATACCCTTCTTTCTGCTCTGCGAAAAGCGCCCCTCAGGGTGTCACCACAGGGGTAAGCTTCGGGAACGGCGGCAAGCAGCCTTCGGGCGTAGAGGCGGCGTTCCTTGCGAAAAATCCCAACATAAAAATCTAAAAACAGGAGGAATGTAATTTATGGCACATGAAGCACAGGAAAGATATTCGGCTCTGGTTCTGGCAAAGATCCGCCAGGAAAACAAGCTGAAAAACGGCGTTGTATTTAACACCGACTACGAGGGCAGCCCCAAGGCAGGCGTTGTAAAGATCCCCGTAAGAGATGCGGAGGTGGAGGTATCGGACTACGACCGTGCAAACGGCATTCCCGTTAAGCACGGCAGCACATCTTACATCAACTTCCCCATCGACAAGGAAAAGGCAGTAAATGAGCTTATCGACGGCTACGATGCGCAGCTTGTCCCCGACAACCTTGTTGCGGACAGACTTGACAGTGCAGGCTATGCCCTTGCCGTTGCTGAGGATACTGACGGCGCTACCGTACTTCTCGCAGGCGCTACCGTTACCAACATCGGTGCGCTTACCGTTGACGGCATTTACAGCGATATCGTGGATATCAGGCAGCAGATGAGCGAGGCCAATATTCCCGATGACGGCAGACGCTATCTGCTGGTTACCCCTGCGACCTACTCATTTATCCTTAAGTCCCCTGAGTTCGTCAAGGCTTCTTCTCTGGGCGACAACGTAGTTCAGGGCGGTATCGTGGGACGCATTGCGGGCTTTAACGTTATCGAGTGGAATGACAGGACTGCGGGTCTGGCAATGATCGCAGGCCACCCCAGATTTGCGACCAGAGCGGAAGAGTTCTCCGTTCCCGTACATCTCCAGGACATGAACGGCTCGGGCAAGTACATCGGTGCAAGTGCGGTACAGGGAAGAATCGCATATGCTCACAAGGTGCTCAGAAGCGTGGCTATCCGTGCGGTATATGCTCCCGGCTCTCTTAAGCTCACAGCAGCGGCAGGCAGCACCAAGGGCAAGACTGTTATCACCGTTGCGGCAGGCGGCGATGCAAGCGGCACTTATGCGTACAAGGTAAATCCTTCCGCAAGGGCTGTTTACGGCGAGACTTCCACCGCATACGCAGGCACAGCGCTTACCAGCGGCACTACCGAGATCGCAGCTGCCGAGGGCAATGTTATCGAGGTAGTTTGCTTTAACTCGGACAGCAAGGCGGCCACTGTCGGCTATATCACCGTGACTGCTGCGATGCTTAAGGCGTAAGGAAAGGTGAGAGTATGGCGGTCAGTACGGATTTTTATTATGACGTTTTCGGCGGTATGGACTATCCCGACCTTGACCGCCTGCTGACGAGAGCCGAAAGCGAGATAAACTGCTTTATTCTCCGTGCTCCCGAGACGGAAGAGGAGATGAGGCAGTTTGATCTTGCGGTATGCGCACAGGCTGAATATATGGGGCTGTGCGGCGGCATTGATGCCTGGGCTATGTCGGTATCGGGTACGGCGCAGAGCTTCACTCTCGGCTCGTTCTCGATGTCCTCGGGTGGCTCTTCTTCGGGCGGCGGTTCTGCGGCGGCGAGGGGCATATGCTCTCGGGCTGAGAGTTACCTTGAACGGGCGGGACTTTTATACAGGGGGTGCGGCGTATGTTGCTGATATCCCCTATTCCCCGCTGCTATCTTCCCCACAAGGTCAGGCTTATTGAGAAGTTAAGCTCGGACGGGTGGGGCGGCAAGGGTGAGACCCTTGAGACGGACATCAATTTTGTTTACATTGAGCCTTGCCGTTCTCAGCGTTTCTCTCTCGGGGGCGATATTCCCGAGGTAAGGGCAAAGATGTATTTTGATGCTTTTTCTTCCGTGCCCAATGATGTTTCCTTTGAGACGGGGGACGAGGTTATTTTTAACGGTGAGACCTTTGTTGTGAGTGAGGTGGAGACGTTCTTCACACCACAGGGGGATATTCATCATCTGGAGGTGGTGATGACGTGAGGGTGGATATTGAGATAAGGGGCGGCATATCGGGCGGCGATATGAAAGGCGCTATGGACAAGGCGATTTTTGCTACGTCAGAGCAGGCACTTAAAGACTGCAATTATTTCTGCAAGCAGGATTACGGTGCGCTTATTCTCAGCTCCGTTATACATTCAAGTGTAGCGGCTGAGATGATAGGGCAGCACGGAATAAAAACAAGTGATATCCCTGCAAAACAGCTTATTCAGGCTATGACTTCTCAGGGAAGTGACCTTGAAAAGGGAGTTTTGCGCTGGGTTATGCCCTATGCGGAAGCAGCATACAAGTGCCCTACTACATACACAGATAAAAATACCAATGCAGTTCCCGAATGGTGCCAAAGGGCTGAAACGGATTTCGGCGATCAGTGGCAGGCCGTTTTCAAACGTGCGCATGAAAAGGAGATACACCGATGAACGGAGACGTTTACACAAAAATCGCCGAGGAGCTTAAAAGGCTGGGCGGCATTGACGAGATAGGCGTTGTGTCGGCGGCGGGTCAGAGTGCGATCATCTATGCGGGAAACAAGAACATCAAAAAATATTACGACGGGAGCAAAATTCAGTCGGTGATATTTTCCGTTTCAGCTATGGACACAAACAACAGGCAGGCTGTGCTTGTGGAAAAGCTCTGCGGCATATGTGAGACCCTTGCCGCTTCCAAGCCTGTTATCGAGGGCATTTCACAGGCGAGGGTAAAGGTAAATTCCCTGCCTGCGCCAACGATGCACAATGAACAGTACTGGATATACACCGCCGGTATCGAAATTACATTTTTTATACAGAAGTGAAAGGAATGATTTTATGACACTTAAGGAAATGTTTGCGAAAGTCAAGACAAACCCTGCATTTGTGGGATTTATCACTACGGATCAGATGGTTCTTGCTATTGACGTTTCGGCAGAGCAGAACGCTGATGTTGATGATTTTGCGGTCGCATATATGGGCTTTACAGACCGTTCTTCATCGCTTAATCCCAAGGAAAAGACAAACAGCTATTACTACCACGGCGAAAGCTCCACAAAGACGGGCAATCAGAGAACTATCACATTCAAGTGCGACCGTTACAAGGGCGACCCCTTCCAGGACTTTGTTACTTCATTTGATATGAAATACGCAAAGGGTCAGGCTGCTATTGTAAGATATGTGTGGTTCAATATTCTTACGGGTGAGGGCGAGATCGGCTCGGGTTCTCTTATTCTCGATGATGACGGTTCGGGTGCTCCCGAGGAAAACCTCTCCGTAGGCGGCAGCATCAAAAAGGCTGCCGCTGAGCCCACAAAGCTTGAATATATGGGCTTTGGCGGTTACACTGCTCTTAAGGCGTCTCCTGCTGACTGGGCTTCCAAGTATGACAGTTACTATGAGAGAAAGAACGGTGCTTTCGTGAAGCTCGAAAAGGGTGAGAGCGCTCCTGAGTTTGCGGCTGACAAGTATTATTCTAAGGCTGCTGAGTAAATTCTGAAACTGCGGTATGCGGGGATTTCCCGTGTGCCGCTTTTTCATAAAAAACGGAGGTTATATTATGGGCTTTAAATTCACTGACCGCATTTGCAACATCGAAATAAACGAAAAGATATACCCTGTTGTCTTTCAGAAGCCTCTTATTGACAGGCTTGAAAAGGCTAAGGGACTGTTTGCAGGTCTTAAGGACACGCTTAAGGGCACTAAGGATATCGACGTTGTATGCAATGCTATTGACAAGGGTATTGATATACTCCTCGGAGACGGCTCGGCGGCGGCTATTTTTGCGGACAGGTTCCCGAATGCTGTTGAGAGATATGCCGTGCTTCAATACGTTTACGATGAGATCATCGCATTTACGAAAAAAATTGCGGAGGAGAAAAATGTTCAGTCCGAAGCCGAAAATACTGCACATTGACGGCATTGCCGTTCCCATTGACCCCGATTTCCGCATTATGTGCGAATACTCCGAGGCTTTGTCCGAAAAGGACGGTGAAAAGGCTTGTGGGCTTGCGGGGCGGTTTTATTTCGCAGGACTTCCCGAGGGCGTTTCCGAAGCTGCGGCGGCTGAGGCTATGACCGATTTTTACATTTTGGGACTTGCTCCGAAAGCAAAAGAAAAGCGGTCTTCCGTTTCGGAGAGCTGTGAGCCGTGCTTTGATTTTTCGGAAGATGAGGCGTATTTTTACGCTGATTTCCTGAACGCATACGGCATTGACCTGAACGTGGCAAAGCTGCACTGGTTTGATTTCTGTGCACTGTTTCGGGGGCTGCCCGATGAATGCAAGCTCAAACAGATAATCGGCATACGCACCGAAAGACTGTCGGAAATAAAGTCATCGGCTGAAAGGTCAAGGGTGATACGGCTCAAACGCATTTTTGCACTGAAGAAGAAACAGGTCCAGAGGTTCAAAAACACTGCTGAACGTGACAGGGCTATGCTTGACGAGGTCGAGCGCATTCACAGAGAGGCTATGGAGAGAATGAGAGGTGGGGGTAAGTGAATGTTGGCGAGATAGTTTATAAGATTCTGGGCGATGATGCCAATTTCAAGAAGGTTATGGGCAATGTCGGCAAGCTTGCCACCCAAACTATGAGCGTTATCGCAGAGGCTGCCCTTGCTGCTTCCGCTGCGGCTGCGACGGCTGTGGGCGCTTTAGCTAAAGAGGCAATCGCAAGTTTCGGGGATTATGAGCAGCTTGCAGGCGGTGCGAAATTGATGTTCGGTGAGGCTTATGACTTCATTGCGGAAAAAGCCAAGACCGCTTACAAGGACATTCAGATGTCCCAGAACGATTACCTTGAACAGGTGAACGGATTTGCAATTGGTCTGAAGACTGCTATGGGCGGCGATGAGATAGGTGCGGCAAAGCTTGCCGACAGAATAGTCACTGCCGAGGCTGATATCGTGGCGGCTACGGGCAATACAGCTGAGAATGTTCAGAATGCTTTTAACGGCATTATGAAAAACAACTACACAATGCTCGATAATTTGCAGATAGGCATCACCCCTACAAAAGAGGGCTTTCAGGAGCTTATCGACAAGGTAAACGCATACAAGGAAGCTCAGGGAGATGCAACAAGATACACTATTGACAACCTTGCGGACTGTCAGAATGCACTTGTTGACTACATCGAAATGCAGGGGCTTGCAGGATATGCGCAGGCTGAGGGTGCCGATACGCTGCAGGGCTCTATGGCAAGCATGACAGCTGCATGGCAGAATATGCTCACAGGAATGGCGGACCCGACGCAGGATTTCGATGAGCTTATCTCGGCTCTTATCGACAGTGTTCTGAATTTCTCGAACAGCCTTATGCCCCGCATTATGGCGGTACTGCCGCAGATGGCAACAGGCATTACAGAGCTTACCGAAAATCTTCTGCCCCTTATTCCCGACACGCTGGAACAGATGCTGCCTTCCGTTATTGAGGGCGCTAACAGCCTTATTGCGGCGCTGCTTGATACTCTCAGCTCCATTGCTGACACTGCCATACCCATTGTTACGGAAAACGCAGATGAGATAATCAACACTCTGCTGTCGGGGCTTATATCCGCATTGCCCAGGGTCGCAGGCTCGGCGGCTGACCTTTGCACGGCGATCATAACGGCAATACTTGACAATGCCGACATCATCGCACAGGGTGCTGTGGATATTGTGCTTGCACTGGCTGATGGTATCGTAAACAATCTCCCTGAACTTATTCCTGCGGCGGTTGAAGCAACAACAAAAATAATTGATGGGCTTTTAAGCCGTACCGGTGACCTTTTAAATGCAGCTCTTGAGATAATAAAGGCAATTGCGGACGGGCTCGTAAGGTCGATACCTGTTCTTCTTGAAGCTGTCCCCACTATACTTATTGACCTTTCAGCAAGTATTGAGGGCAAATCCAAGGACCTTCTTGAACACCCTGCAAAAACTATAGCACTTGACATCTGCGAGGGCATTGCTGATGGAATAATGAGTTTTGACTGGTCTGAGACGGTAAACACAATGCTTCGAAACATTGCAGATGCGGAAGCAGCGGCAGACGGATACGAAGTGCTGGGTTCTCAGGAAGAAGCCGAGGCGCGTTTAAGTGAAGCTCTCGACGAACTTGAAGAAAAAAACGGCAGACTGTCGGGTAGTTTCCTTGAACTCAAGAAAAATCTTCTCGGCTATGAGGAAGAGCTTGGAACGGCAGGAAATTTTGGCAGTGATGCCGCCAAGCGTGCCGAGGAAGATGCTAAGAAACATTTTGCAAGCTTCACCGAGACAGCCCAAGAAGAAGCCGAAAGCCTCATTCTCACAGGTGACGAGCTGAAAGAAGCTGTCACGGCAATTGACAACGCTTATGCGCTGGGCAATTATGACAGTGAAAAGCAGTATTGGGCTGACAGGCTGGCGCTGCTTGAGGCAAACCGCAATGAAGAGGATCAGCAGTGGATAAAGTATTACTCTCAGACTAAACAGCATTATGACAAAGCTGTTGAGACCGAGAGAAATGCTGCGGAAGCTGCTGAAACAAAAGCGAAAAAAGATGCCGAGACTGCTCTCAAAAATTCCGTTGAGGACAAGTTCAGAGAGCTGGAGACCGAACAGCTCCAAAAGAATTATGACGATAGCTGGCTCTTGGAGCAGGAACGGGCTTTCATCGAGACCCTTGACCACAATTCGTACACGTATCAGGACTACAACCTCAAGCTGCTGAAAGAACAGAAAAGCTATGATGACAAGGCTCTGAAAGAGGTTGAGACCGCTGCTAAAAAGCAGCGGGACACTCTTGAAAAAGCCTATGACAGCGTTGTAAAATCCCGTGACAGTCTGGCAAGCAGTCTGAAAGGCAGCAGCGGCGATATCTTCAACAGCTCTGAGGAAACGGACAAGAGGACGGGGGCTAAAACCAAGTCAAACAAGATAGACCTTAGCGGATTTGAGAAAAAGCTGGCTGCCAAGAAAAAGCTGACATCAAAAATCGCCGAGCTGTATGAAAAGAATGTGCCTGACAGCCTTATAACCGAACTGCTCAAACAAGACCCGGAAGCGGCGCTGGACTATGCAACGCAGCTGCTGAAGGACCCCAAGAAGCTTTCGAAAATCAGGTCGCTGTACAAGGACGATGAGGGCGTAAGCAACATCATTGCCAACATGGTGACGGAAAACTCAGACGAGTTCGAGAAGTTAGGTACTGACGCAGGTTCGCTGTTTGGCGACAGCTTTATGGAAGCGTTCAAGGCTAACTGGAAGCAGTCCATGAAGGACGTTTTTGACGGCAATTACGTTGACGCTGCGGCGGCGAATGTATCTGCTGCCAACTCTTCGGCGAGCATTTCCGCCAACACATCGGCTGCAAACACAGCGGCGGCGGACAGTCAGGACACATCTGCGGCGGCCAAGCGAACATCTGCTTCATCGGGCAGCCCTGTTTACAAGGTGGTTGATCTGGACGGCAAGTATGTGGCTAAGGTTGTTGCGCAGGAAAACAAGCGGGCTAAAACCGCCAGCGGAGGTTAAGCATGAATGATACGATATTAAAAATCGGCAATGTGGATATGTCCGAACACGTTATATGCGAGGCTGTAGATATATCGACAGCGCCTGTGTATTCGGACAGCTTCACTGCTGTAAACGGCAAGGAACGTAAGAAATGTCTGGGTGTGAGCGTCAGTCTGTCGGCTGATTTTCAGGTGCTGTCGGACACGGTAGCAGCTGCCCTTGTGACCGCTTGCAATGCGGACGAGGTGACCGTAAAATACAAATGCCCCACGGTACAGACCAATGTGTTTGACCGCCCGACTATCCGCTGTGTGCCTGTATTTAACGACGGCACGGTGGACTATTACAACATATCCGTATCTATGACCTGCCCTCTCACGGGCTCAGGCCTTTAGCCTGCCGTACAAGATAACCTATCAGGGTACGGAATACGGTGCGGACGTACTGGCTAACATCAGGCTGAGGCGGTCGCTGGAAGGCAAGGGATTTGACGGTGTGGCCACAACGGAATTTTCCTGTGATGTATGGTCGGCTGTGCCGTTTATAGAGGGCAGCAAGGTAACATTTAACGGCTATTTGCTGCCTGACTTTTACATTACCCAGCAGTCCTATTCTGGCGGTGTGGCAAGCATCACGGCGTATGATCTTTGTAAAAATCTGGATATCCCCTTTGATTACAGTGGATATGATCAGTTTGAGTACACCTATGACGATGACGACAACAAGGTTTTCGATGAAAGCAAGGCAAAGCGGTATCCCACGTCTCAGATAGTGGGAGCGATCGCCAATCAGTGCGGTTTCACCGAGGGCGGATATTCGGGGCGCATGGCACAGCTGTGCTATCAGGATTTTGCGGGCAAGACGTGCAGGGTCATACTCAGCGACCTGTCACACAATGATGTGGGATACTGGCATGACGGCGGCGGTGTGCTGGCGTTTGTGCCGTTTTCTGCGCCCTCTTCGGGGCTGGATATGCCTGCGGAAAGCGACAGGACGGAGGTCATCAGGCGGGGCACCAAGCACATTACGGGGGTATATGCCACTGATGAGGCATATGGCAACGAGTATGCCTCGGGCTCCGACTGGCGGCACACGGAGCGCATTTCGGGACGGTATCTGACTGAGGCGGCTGTACAGCAGATGGTATCGCAGATAGTCGGCAGCGGCGGTGAGTACGCATATCACGGCTGGGAATGTTCGCAGATGATCACTGATTATTTGTACAACATTGGTGATTTCATCGCATACGGCGGCGACAAGCTTCCTGTGTTGGGTGCTGATTTTGATTTCACGGGACTGGGAATCGTGGCTGATGTTTCTGCGCCTGAGGCGGATTGCAGTTTCAGTGAGTATCATGATCTGTACAGCCGCAAGCTGGAGGGCAAGCTGGAGGCAAACAAGTCCTATGGCTGCTTTTTTGCAGGCGACAAGGGATTTGGACTGAGGATAGAAATGTGAGGCGGTTTGATGGCAAAGACTGATTTACTGTGTTACCAACCCATTGAGGGAGCGCCTATTGTGAAGATCGGTAACAGATTTCTTCCGCTGGCGGCGCCCTCCGACAAGGGCAAAAGCAGCGATAATGTGTTCTGGTTTATCTACTCGGGCAGCAAAAAAGCCAAGCTGACCATTGATGTGGAAAACTGGACTGAGACTTTGGAGGAGGTGGAATAATGTTTCCGTATCCTTTTCTGGAAGCGGCATATATGGCTAAGATGTCGGGCGGCGGAAAGGTCAAGCCAATAACTATAACGGAAAACGGCACATACAATGTTTCCGACGCTGAAAAGGCTGAGGGGTATGTGGGATTTGAGCCTGTGATGGTTGATGTGCCGCAAAGCTGTTTGAATATGTGCGATTTATTCGAGCAGCAGACACCAATCGCAGTTATACCGCTGTTTGGAGACTACACCGCCAAACTGGTACAGCTGCCTGAGGGGGTATGGCAAAGTCGGATTAGACAATACCAAACCTACATTTATGGAAATAATTATGAAACCTATTGTAGCGATGATAGAAAAATCATTACTTGCATTCTAGGTGTTTATCGTGGCGATACACTGCTTTATCTTGGCTATCCCACAACTAGTGATAGTTCGCAGGACGGTTACAGTGCAGAGAATGTTTATGACGATGACGGCAACATTATAGCGGTAAATGTGTGGAAATCGCACAATGTGATGTGGACGTACCGATTTTCTGAGATGACTGTTTCAGAAAATGTAAATACCACATCATTTTATAAATACATACGGGTGCCAACGGCAGGGATTACAACCTATTACGCATCGGATGGTACAGTGACAGAAAACACATTTAAAAGCACGTGGAATTTAACCATTAGTGTGGGTGGTTCTGATTGGTGGTTCCCCCGATTTACGGGCGATGAACTGATAGCCCAAATGGATATCTGTGCGCAAGATGTATATGCTGAGTATCGGAAAAGACAATCAACCTAAGGAGGAATTTATATGATAACAACCCAGGAAACAACTGTAGCTGTCAGCGGTCTGACCGTTGTCGAATTTGACCGCCGTTATCCGTTCTACGGTATCAGGAACGATAGCAGCAGTGCGATACAGGTATCGACTGTTAACGCCGAGTGTGTGGAAGGTGCCGACGGTGTAGTGACTGTCGCTAAGGACAGCAGTTTTGTTATTGCCAACTGCGGCGGCACTATGCTGTACCTGAATGGAAATGGCACTGTCACAGTCGTTGGTCAGTACAGCGACAGCAACCGTTTTAAGGTGGCACAGAAAGGGGGTGGTGAAACTGTTGATATAACCCCCACATCACTGGGATATGCCCCAGGAGCAAAAATGCTCTATGATGGTATTTATAACTTCCCGCCCAAACATGCCACAAACGGCAACACATGGGTTGATATGGTAAACAGTCAGACTATGAGCCGATACACAGACGGCAGCGGTTCTGGTCTGATAGCATCTAACCATTACATCAAACAGACAGGTATTGCAACAGCGATGAAGATACCTGACCTGATTGATTATGACCATTTTACTGTAGAACTGTTCGTTGAAATAACGGGCGGAACTACGGGTGAAAATGATATTATCAGCTGTTTTGATAAGGCTGGTTTTGGCATTTATACTGAAAACGGTCAGATGAATGCGTCCATACGTTCTGAGGCATCGGCAAGTTACCTGAATATCGCCACAGCATTCAGTCAGAACACACCATATGGTTTGGGTATAACCTATGACGGACAGGCGTTTAAGTTCTATGTGAACGGCGCACTGGTCGGAACAAAAACGTTATCCGACTACAAGAAATCAACCAAAAATACGTATCTGGGCTGTTTGGGTGCAGGCGATACTAATTATGCGGTAGGCGCATATAATTTCTATCGTTTGGCGGCGTACAGCAGAGCGTTGACTGTGGCTGAAATCGCTCAAAACTATGAAAAGGACATTAAACGTTACGTCAACGGCGAACCCGATTTTCCTGCTGAAGACGAGACAGAGTGGATTACCAGCATCGCAGAAAATCATAATAATATCTTCCGTGGCGATGATCTGTTCGCCAAGGGATATACGATAGATGACATCTGCGCTATGATTAGTGACGGAAGTTTTTCTGATATCTATATCGGTGACTATTTCACGTTGTCGGGAGACATTGCGAATGTTCCCTGTTTCGTAGAGCAGACCAGTGATGATGGTACAAAATCACTGGTGGAATCGACCCAGACGGTCACATACAATACAAAATTTCGCATTGCTGGTTTAGATACATACCTGAATACAGGCGATACAGCGTTTACAGCACACCACGCTGTTATTGTGCCTGATGGGACTATTGGAACCAACCGAATGAACGGCACAAATACAACTACTGGGGGATATGTCGGCAGTTTCATGTTTGCATCGGCATTACCTGTGTATAATACGCATTTTTCAGCGAAACTAAACAATCACCTATTGTCACATCGTGAAATTCTGAGCAATAGTGTAACTGGAAACCAGGCAAGTGGCTGGGCGTGGGCTGATGTAAAAATCAATCTGATGTCTGAACCAGAGGTGTATGGCAGTAATCTGTGGGGAAACAAATATGATGCAGGTGTAAATTATAGGCAATTTCCGTTGTTTAGAATTGCATCAAAATATATTTGTAACCGCAACTGGTACTGGCTAAACACCATTGCTGGAGGAAGCGACTTTACGGCTATGACCAGCAATGGTAATGCAACCCGCAATGGTGCCGGGGTTGCACTTGCCGTCCGCCCCTGTTTCTGCATAGGCTGAGGAGGTACGACAAATGAATACATACAATGAAATCCAGCAGAAAATTGCTGACTGCCGCTGGCAACTGTCGGATAGCGCCAGTCCTATTGGGGACTGGAAAATAGCCAAATGCTATGAATATGCGTTGATGGGGCTGCCTGCACCGTATGACATCGCAGAACTTAACGCCAAACGTCAGGCGGTCAGGGACGAGATTAACGAGCTGGAAGAGAAATTGAAAAAATTCGATATTCCTGTGGTTAGGAAATCTGAGGAGGAATGAAAATGTCAATGAACATCAAAACATATGTATGCGCCATCATCGGCGCAATCGGCGGGGCTGTTTCGGCAGCCCTGGGCGGCTGGGACAATGCCATTATTACGCTGATTATTTTTATGGCGGCGGATTTTGCGACAGGTATCGCCTGCGCTATTTTCTGGAACAAATCCAGCAAGTCCGAGAACGGTGCGCTGTCCTCTAAGGCTTGCTGGCAGGGCATAATCAAAAAAATCTGCACCATACTGCTTGTGGTATGCGCCCATTACGCTGATGTGCTGCTGGGGTGTGATTACATACGCAATGCTGTTGTCATCGCATTTTGTGCGTCCGAACTGATATCAATATGCGAAAACGCTGCGCTTATGGGCATTATGCCTGAGCCTGTAAAAAGGATATTTGATAAAATCATTGATGTGATGAAATCGAAAGGTGGGGAAAGCAAATGAGTGAAGTCAAAATGAAAATAATCGACCTGTCCCATCACAACGGGAAGGTCGATTTCGTGAAGGTCAAGGCATCGGGCATTGACGGTGTTATTATCCGCACGGGATTTGGCATTGAAAGTCCCAAGCAGGTTGACCGCCGATTTGAGGACTACTACAAGGGTGCAAAGGCGGCGGGTCTGATGGTGGGAGCATACCACTACTGTTATGCGAAAGCTGTGGCGGAGGCGGTCAGGGAAGCTGATTTCATGCTGAAAATCATGAAAGGCAAGTCATTTGAGCTGCCTGTTTACGGCGATTTCGAGGAACAGGGCAAGGCGTCGAGGACTGTATGCTGTGACATGGTATCTGCATTTTGCAGCCGTCTGGAAGCCGCCAAAGCATGGGCAGGCATTTACAGCTATGACACATTTTTCAGGGACAAGCTGAGCGCTGACATGCCCAAGCGTTACACCTGCTGGGTTGCGAGAGTGGAGAACATTTTCCCCAAGTGCATCTCTGCTGACGACGTAGGCATCTGGCAGTACAGCTGGAAGGGCAAGGTTTATGGTATTAAGGGTAATGTTGACATGGACTGCTGCTATCGTGATTTTCCTGCGGCTATTATCCGCAAGGGACTGAACAGGTTCTGATAAAATTTTCTCCCGCTCTCGGTTGAGGGCGGGAGATTTTTTTGTTCGTGGCAAAAGAAAAGCGCCGAGAAGTTATTCCCGACGCTTTTTGATTACCATACAGCCGCATATTATCGAAACGGTTTGTATGTTTTTGTTTTGGCTCCCCCACTATCTCTAAACGAGAAACAAACCGTTCAATATCGAGAGGGATTGTTTCAAATCCCTCTCGGCAGTTGAAGTTCACTTCAAATCTGTCCTCGTAGACATAGATAGAGTTGACGAACGTATTTATAATTCTCTGACGATTATCAATACTTGCTAAATCCAGCTTTTCCATATTCTTCAGCCAGAACTTAACCTGATCTTTGGTCAGAATTTGTGTTTGGATTTCCTCACGGGCAATTTTCACTTCAAGGTCGATTTTCAGACTTTCAAGCTCTGCCATTCGATTTTTTGTAGCAGATGTGATGATACCCTGTTCAATGGCTGACAGCAAATTGGCAATGCTCTTTTCAACCTCTGCCAGCTCTCTTTGATAAAGCGGTACAAGTGTACTCTCTTTTTCCTGCCATGAAATTACACGGTCTGCAATTTCTTCAATGACCTCATCCACAAAAATGTTTTCAACGGTAGCTTCAATAACAGCTTCCTCGACTTCATCTTTCTTTATCGCTTTTCGCTCACAGCCATCACGCTTCTTTGCTTTTACACATTTATAATAGTGGTACTTCTGTCCTGTACGTCCTGTTCCACTTTCACCTGCATAAACCGAACCACAGTCGCCGCACATCAACTTTCCCGTCAATAAATACTTTATCTCCGAACGAGAAGCAGACGGAGCATATTTGTTCTGTTCCGTTCTCTGCTGCGCCAGCGCAAAAAGTTCTCTTGAAATGATCGCTGGGATTCCATCGGAAACAACTATATCCCTATATTGATATTCACCAATGTATTTTCTATTTTGCAAGATTGTAGACACCGTTGTTTTGGTCATAGGCTTGTTTCGTGATGAACGGATACCATTTTCATTGAAGTACTCAACGATTTTTTTGATATGACGTCCATTAACATACATCAGAAATGCTTCCTTTACAAAAGGTGCGGTCAGCTCATCAATCTGATAATGCTTATTCTCGTCAACCTTATACCCTACAGGAATATATCCTCCATTGTACTGACACTTGAGAGCATTCTCAGTCATACCCCTGATAACTTTTTCAGAGAGTTCAGCCGAATAATATTCAGCATAACCTTCAAGTACCGATTCAAGAATGATACCCTCTGCACCCTCTGAGATTACCTCCGTTGCAGAAACGACCTTTACACCGTTCCGTCGGAGCGTAGCCTTGTAATGTGCTGAGTCATATCTGTTTCTTGCAAATCTGTCCAGCTTCCAAACAATGACCACATCGAAAAGTTCCTTTGCACTCTCCTGTTACAATAATATTAGTCGGTAAATCCATAACAAACCAGCTATGGTTTACACG